TTATTCTCCTGATGATAAGGTAAAAAAACATTTAAATTGGTTTAAAAAAGAATATGGAATTGAGTCTAGCCAATGGAGTAAGGTTAAAGCTTTAGCTGGTTGTAAATCAGATAATGTTAAAGGTATTGAAAGAATTGGAGAAAAAACAGCTATTGCCTATTTAAAAGGTGAAGCAACAGAGAATCAAGAAAAGAAAATAAAAGATAATTGGGACATTTATCAACAATGTTACAAAGTGGTTGAATTACCTCATAATGATTTAAAAGACATAAAATTTGATTTTGTTTCTTCAGAAATTAACATTAATGAATTTGTAAATTACTGTCAGAAGTATGGTCTGAAAAGCCTATTGGAAGAATATTGGGCATTTGAAAGGTTTTTTGGATAATGAAAAATAAAATCAATATGGGAGATACAATAGGAAGATTGAAAATAATAAAATTTATGGGTAAAAATGAAAGATATCATAAAATATGGTTATGTGAGTGTTCTTGTAAAAATCAAAAAATTGTTATGGATGTGCATCTTAAATCAAAAGCCACTAAAAGTTGTGGTTGTTTATTAAAAGAAAAAACAAAAGAAAATAACACAATTCATGGGTTTAATAGTAATACAACAAATAAAACAAAAGGTAAGTTTTATAAAATCTGGAAAAATATAAAACAAAGATGCAATAACGTAAATAATACACATTACAAAGATTATGGTGGAAGGGGGATTATATATGATCCTAGATGGGAAGATTTTTTAGAATTTAAACGTGATATGTATTTTAAATATCTTTATGCAAAAAAACAATTAAAAATAAAGAATCCAAGTATAGAGCGTAAAGACGTAAATGGTAATTATTGCAAAGAAAACTGCACTTGGATTGAATTAATAGATCAGGCAAAGAATAAACGAAGCCAACATAATCAACAATGGTTCAAAGCCATATCTCCCGAAGGAAAAGAATATATTAGTAATAACCAAAATGAGTTTGCTAGAAAACATAATTTATCTGTGAGCAGTATTAATCGCTACATTAACAACAATGAAAAAAAGAAATACAAAAATTGGCAGTTTATACTTTTAGATGAACTTAATAACTTTAAACTGTACTTTTAAATGTTATTCAGGAGGCAACTATAATGCCTAAGTCAGAAAAAGAACAAAGTAAAATAGATTTTTTAAATGAAACATTTGGTAACTCATATTGGAATAATGTTGTTTATTATTGTATTTTTGATACTGGTTTTTTAAAGAAAGTAAGAAACATAATTCCTCTTGAAACTTTCCGATCTAAAGAAAGAAAGATTATCATGAGGGAATTGTATAATTTTTACGATGTATATAAACAAAGCCCTGAATCCCATTTTTATGAGGTGTTTCAAGATTTAGAGAAATCTTTATCTGATTCAGATTATGAAAAATGTATGAATTTAATTGGTATTTTAAAAGAAACAACAGGTAAAAATTCTCAATATATTTATGATAAATTAAGTGATGCTCTAAAACATTTCAGGCTTGAAGAAGGTGCCGTAGAATTTGCTTCTTTGATAAAAAGAAAAAAATATGATGATGCAAAGTCTACAATTCTAAAAGCAATGAAAAGTTCTGAAGAAGAAGAGGATTCAGAATACTATGATTACTTTAAAGATAAAAGTTATATAGAAAAAAGGTTACAAGAAGAAAAGTATAAAATGAAAACCCTTATAAAAGGATTGGATAATATTATTGGTGGTTTAAATCCTCCTTGGCTTGCAATAATATTAGGTACACCAAAACAAGGTAAAAGTTTTACTTTATTGGAACTTACAGTTTCAGCACTTTTTCAAGGCTTAAATGTAATGTTCATTTCTCTTGAAATGGATAAAAATGTTATTGATATCCGTTTAGATCAAATTATAGGTTTTATGTCTTCAAAGGAAACTGATGAACCACAAGATACTATGAAATTTAAAAGGGGTAATTGGGTTAAAGATAAACAAAACATTAAATCTGTCTTCGATATAAATGCCGTAGAAAATAACAGAAAAAGGTTTAAAAAAATCGGCGGTGGTAATCTTATGATTGTTGCTCGTCATAGGGGTAGAATGAATTACATGGATATTGATCGTGTTCTTGATGAAGCAGAAGAAAAGGATGGTTTTATAGTTGATCTTTTGGTTGTGGATTATTTGGGGGTTATGAAAGGAACAGCACCGGGACAAGCAAAGAAAGAAAGAATTGGTGAAAACTGTTTAGGTTTAAAAGAAATATGTGGTAAAAGAAATATAATTGGGTTGAGTGCAATGCAAGGTAATAGAAAAGCTATGACTTCTAAAACATTTCAACCTCATATGATTGCAGATGATATTGATGTAATTCAACATTGTGATATGGCTTTTGCTCTTTGCAGTACAAAAAAAGAGGAATTAGAAAATAAATGTAGATTGTTTGGTGCTATTAATCGTCATGGGCCTATGGGTTGGACTATTGGTTTAATAAGGGATTTAACAATTGGACAAGTAGCAATTGGTGAATATGAATTGAAAAAAGAGGACACTGAAGATGAAGAAAATGAAAAAGCTGAAAATTATTATTAAGGAGTATTATTAAGGAGATATTGAATGCCATTATTTTGTTGTGCTAATTGTCAATATATTGATTCAACTGTTTTGGCAGATTTTTTTATGCAAAAATATTATGACAAAGTAAAACCAATCTGTTGTGTTTGTCAGGGCAAAAGGAAACATGAACATATGGAAAGAATCTTAACCACTGATAAAGATATTCTTTCTGGTGACATTGCTTATTTTGAAAATTATAAATTTGTGGTTAGAGTAAAAAGTAAAATGATTGATTATATTACTAATTATGGAAAGAGTTGTTTTCATAGAAGTTATTTTGAAAAAATGAAAATAGAACAAATATTTGAAATTTATAGAAAGATGAAGGGAGATAAAGAATAATGAAAAAACCAATCATTATTTGTTTATGTGGTTCAACTAGGTTTTCAGAAGCATTTCGTAAAGCAAATTTAGAAGAAACATTAAAGGGTAAAATAGTTCTTTCAATTGGTTGTGATATGAAAAGTGATGATGCTCTTGGTCTTCCTCCTGAAACAAAACAAATATTGGATCAATTACACTTTAGAAAAATAGATTTAGCTGATGAAGTTAAAATTTTAAATGTTAATGGTTATATTGGTGAATCCACAAGAAATGAACTAAAGTATGCTAAATCATTAAATAAAAAAATTATATTTTTGGAGGAAATAGAATAATGAATAAAAAGAAACAATTCCCTTGTATTCATTGTGGTGTTGATGATGAAAATGTAAAATTTGTTTCTAGTGGTGAAAAAGCAGAAATAATGCATACTAACCCATTTCATTGTATTAAAAATTTAAAAAAACAAATTGAGGATTTAAAAAAAGAAACTAGAAAAGCAGTTATTCATTCTACTACTTTTGGAGGACCAAGATAATGTGTAATAATCCATATCACATTCCAATGCCTTGTATGTCTAGATATATTCCTGATTTAAAAATAACAAAAGTAAAATGCGTTCGTACTCCTGAAAGAGCATATCAATTTGATGCTGGTATTGATTTTTTTGTTCCTAATTTCCTAAATCCTATTGGATTTTTTCCCGGCCAAAGAAAAATGATTCCTTCTGGTATTCATGCAAAAATACCTCATGGTTTTATGCTTAAAGCAGAAGATAAATCAGGAGTAGGAACTAAAAAAGGATTAAAATATATTGGTGGCGTAATTGATGAAGGTTATTCTGGTGAAATTCATATTTGTTTATTTAATACTTCAAAAGAAAAAGTAGTGATTCATGCTGGTGAAAAGATAATTCAATTTATTCTTATTCCTGTTCTTTATTCTAATGTTGAATTGGTTAATTCTTTGGAAGAATTATATCCTGAAAAAACAGAACGGGGGAGTGGTGGTTTTGGTAGTTCTGGTAATGGTGTTTGGGATGGTTTTCCTTCATTTAAAAAGTCTGGAAAAGAAATAGATTTTAAACAACAATATCTTGGTACATTTGATATAGAAAAGGATAAAAAAAATGAATGAAAATAAAGAAATGGTAATGAGTGTGGATAAAGAAATGGTAAATCACCCCAATCATTATGGTGGTGAAGACAATCCTTATGAAGTCATTAAAGTTTTAGAAGCATGGGGATTAGATAAAGATGCATATTTATTTAATGTAATAAAATATCTAGCAAGAGCAGGTAAAAAAGATAATACAAAGGAATTGGAAGATCATAAAAAAGCCTTGTGGTACCTTGAAAGAAAAATTAAGAGGTTAAATGATGAAAAATAAAAATATTATAAGAACAGGAGATATAGTCAGAATAATTAATCCTGAATTTTTTATTCGTTGTGGTTATAACCTCTGTCTAAAAGATTTAATTGATAAATTTGAAAAAGAAAGAATGGATGAAATAGAAAATTTTATTGATGTATTTTTAGGGGATGAAAAGGGGAAGAATGAATTAATTAAATTGGGGATTAGAAAAACAAATCCAAAGGAATTTAGTAGAACAGGAAAAGAAATAGCTAAAGCACTTGCATATGCTTATATGATAAAACATAGCTTTGGTGGAAAAGAAAGAAAAATATTTACTGAAAGAAAGGAAGAATACATAAATACTGATTTCATGGTTTGTGATATTAGATATCATAAAACTGGTATTTATTTTCCTCCTTCTGGTGGTTATGATTCTTATTTTAATGAATATGACTATGAATCAGGAGGATTGAAAAATGAAAAAACACATAAAATTTTAGAATTATTTCCTGTTTATAATAATCCAAAATTTGTTTCTGTTTTGTCACCTACTTTTAAAATAGAATCAATTCATGTTGAGAAAATAAATGAAGAATAAAGTAGTAACAATTATCCAGAAAGACTCGCATTGGGCTATTGTAAATGGTCCTGAAGAACATAAATCTGCTATTTGGGAAATTCTCAGTTATGAAAAAATGGTGAAACTGAGATATAAACCTAGACCTGAAAAAATGACCTTTTCTTATTTTACTAAAAAGGGAAATAAATTCCCCTATGGTCTTGTTGATTATGTTTCTGATAAATTGATAGATCAAGGATATGAGGTAGAAATCAAAGAAATAAATAAAGGTTTAAAACCAATATTAAAACCAAAAATACCCGGAATTATTTTTGAGGATTATCAGGATAGAGTATTAAAAATAGCAGGAAAACATAATAGAGGTATATTTATAGCGGCAACAGCTTCGGGAAAGAGTTTAATGGCCGCTGGTATAGTTGCTAAATATGATATACCTGTATCCCTTATTGTTACTATCAATAAAACCATATTTAATCAAATGGTGAAAGATTTTACAAAATGGTTTCCAGATGTAGAAATTGGTGTTGTGGGAAATGGTGAATGCGTTATAAGTCATATCACTATTGCTCTTTATCAAAGTCTTGCTCGTTATGATTTGAAAAAATATAATAAAGAATTGGAATTAATTTGTTGGGATGAAATTCATTCTGCTGGAAATTCTGTTACCAAAGTTTTAAGCCAATTAACTAATTGTTATAATATTTATGGATTAACAGCTACCCCACACAGAGAAGAACAAAACAAACAAAAGTATTTAGAAATGATAGGCAATATTGGCCCTATAATTGAAGAAGTAAAGGATGAAGAGGTATCAGCTAGGGTAACTGATGTTGAAGTTTATATGACAAATTATATTTGTAAAAATCCTAAAGGAAAAACTTACAGGGATTGTTTTAAACAAGATATTCAGCTTTCAGAAGATAGAAATACAAAACTTTTAAAAGCGGCTAAAAGATTATTACTTGATAAAGGAAAAACTTGTTTAGTGGTTGTAAGTGAAATATCACAAGTAAATGAAATGGAAAAAGTAGCAAAGAAATTAGGATTAAAACCAAAAATAGCTCATGGTAAAAAAGAATCTGAAATAAATGAAAATATTAAAAATCTATTAAATGATAAAAAAGTTAATTTAGTTATTGCTACTGGTATTTTTTCTACTGGCACAAACATTGTCACTCTTGATGGTGTTGTGTTGGGTAGTGCTAGAAAATCAGTTATAAATATTATTCAAATAATTGGTCGTGCAAGAAGAAAAACAGACGGAAAAGATAAAGCTATTGTTATTGATAGTTATGATCGTATTTTGCAACCTAAAAAAGAAAGAAAGTTTTATGATTATTTTGAAGATTACAGCATTGAAAGAATAAAATTATATAAAGAAAAAGGTTGGTTTAAAAAGAAATTACTTATTTAAGGAGATATGAAATGAGTTTTATAGATAATTGTAACAAAAATCCTGAAATACTTATTGATGGTTTCTTTGATGAATTTCGTTGGCTCAGTAATTTTCATTTATGCGAAATACCATATCATAGATTTATTTATCCTTCTTCTGAAAATGCTTTTCAGGCAGAAAAAACAATTCTTCTTTCCAGACGTATACCTTTTACAACTTGTTCGCCAAACGAAGCTAAAAAAGAAGGAAGGAGACTTATTCTTAGAAAAGGTTGGGAAAATATAAAATTATCCAGAATGGAACAAATATTAAGAATTAAATTTGCTATTCCTGAATTAAAAGAAAAATTAATAGCAACTGGTAATGCTGGATTAATTGAGGGAAATTATTGGCATGACAATTTTTGGGGTGATTGTCGATGTTATAAATGTGAAGACTTTGAAGGAGAAAATCAATTAGGAATATTACTTATGAAAATCAGAGGAGAAATAAAATGACCATTGAATGTCATGATATAAAATGTAAACATCATGAAGCTAATTCTAAAGAGTACAAAAATAAGTTGTATGGGCCTTACTGTTACACTTTTTTAGGTTATGATCCTTTGGAAGAACCAGAATGTTGTTATAAAGATGAAATTGTAGGTATTTATAATGGTCAAGAGGATTCAGGAGAATGAAGAAGAACTATGAAATTGACTTCGATGATCCACGTTTAGAAATTGCTATTGATGAATTGGATATTTATTCTATTCTTGATGAAAGTGATGTTTCATATTCTTTAGAAGGAAGAAATATTGGTGAGCATTTTATTGGTTTAGAATATTGTCCAAATTGTAATAAAGATGGGTATCATTTTGGAATTCACAAAGATAAGTTTTTCGGTAGCTGTTTTGTTTGTAAAATTTATTATACGCCTTTGAAATTGGTATCTGTTTTAAAAGACTGTAGTTTAAAAAGAGCATTTGATTTTTTAATAGAAAATATAGAAGTTGATTTAGATGTTACGCAGAGAGTGA